TAAAGCTGTTTGTTTAATAACACCACTATCTACTGCTGTTGCCTGACCATCTGCAATAACAGTTCCAGAACTTAAATCTCCATCATCCGTATCACCGTCATTTGATATTGTGTAACTCATTAAATGATAATTTAAAACACAATCTGTAGTTTGGTCAGTAGCAGCAAAAACTTTTACTGCATCTATCGTGATATTTAAAGGAACATTAAAAAGCATACACACAAAATCATCAGTAACAGTATCACTAGTATCTGGGTCTGTACCTGTTCCATTCGCTAATTCTGGCGATGATGTTTCACCAAAATCCATACCCCCTAAAGGAACATACATATGATGACCTGCACCTGAAGGAACTATTTTATATGCTTTAAATGATAAAATTTGAGTATTAGCAGGTGTTTGTGTTGAGCCTACTTTAACAACGTTGTTAGATGTATCAATATTAAATAAAGTTGCACCTGAACTATTTCTAACTCTAAATGTAGTAACATTATTATCATTTTCTGGTTGAATTTGGATACTATCATCACTTATAGATAAACAACTTGCTGTACCTTCTCCATCTTCTATTTTTGATAAAGCAGTTGTTATACCATTAATTTCATTTTCTACCTTTAATAAACTTTTATATGTATCTTTTGGAGATTTATTTGCTAAAGTTCCCATAATTACCTTTTATCTTTCATTATCTTGTTACGAATTTTAATGTTAAACTCCCTATATAACTTTCACTACTTGCACCACCATGTTTTAGTGTGGGTATTACTACTGAACCAGCAGTTAAATCTACATCATAATCTTCATTAAATTGCACTCCTACTAATGAAGTGCTTATACTTACATCTGTATCTGAACCTGCTTTACTAAAAGTGGTGTTAGATGTATCTGTTTGAATGTTTGTTTGTAAACAATACCAAACATTAATAGTTAAATCCTCAGTACCTCCACTATTAGCCACAATACCCCTCATATGTTTTAATGTGCAATCTTCAGGAACCACATATTGCCCCCATAAATTCCTATAATTAAGAGACATATCAGAATCAAAAGCATCCCATCTTCTCCAATCATCAGCATCATCAGAATCTCTAAAATAATATCCCCTTCCAGAAGTTATACTAAACCCATTAAAAGGAAATTCTTCCCATACTACAGCACCTGATGTTATTTCACCTGTAGCTAAAGTGCTTGTTCCATTATCTATATTCCCAAATCCACTTGTAATACTACCACTATCTAATGCTCCTGTTGTAACTACATTTGCAGAACCTTGGTAACCATCTTTTAAGCCATCAGGAGTTACTACTCTAGCAGTATCTGTTCCTGTAGTAGTTTCAGCAGTTGTTGCTAATTCTACTATACCTTTATTAGCTACAGTAGCATTTTCTCCTGCTATATAAATATAACCCTCATCTACACCTGATGTTGATATAGAGGTATCTATACCCTCTCCACCTAAAATAAAACCTGAGAAAGCACCTGATGTAACAGACTTACTGTTTGCATCATCAGTTGTTATACTTACAGAACTAATATCTCCTGTTTCATCAGGAAAAAAAACTGATGAAGGTAAAAGAGAGCCTGTAACCTCTAAATCACCTGTAATTTTAACTTTAGCATTAACACTTCCATCAGGGTAGGCAGATGCCACCTCAATAGGAGAAGATTCTCCACCTACCTTTAATGGTTGTAAATTAGAAGACAAAGGATAACCATCACCTACTGTGACTTCATTAACTAAATTGCCATCCTTTTTTTTCTTGTAAGGCACTATTTATCAGACCTCAATCCTCTGATTAAACCTCTAAGTGCTCCACCTACAAAATTATCTACCAGATCAATGAAAAAAGGCTCTACAGTCTTGTTCCATATTCCTTTAGTAAATTTCCATTGAGATAACCCTAAAGTCATAAATCTACCTGCTGCAAAGCATATTCCCTCTACCCAAGCACAAATCTCCTCATTTGGTATCTTTTTAAGCACATAAAGTACAATTCCACCACCTGTTCCACCTACTAATAATCCTGCGTTATTTGATATAAAATCTAACATATTATTTCTCCTTTATAATAGTTTCTAATATTTCTATACGGCTTTTAAGTCTTTTAACTTCTTTATCTAATTCGTTATCTTCAAATACATAAGACATAATTTTATCTAACTTAAAATGTTTAGTTAGTGCAGTTGCTACTGCGTTTATAAGCATTTTAGGTATTATCACTTCTTATTCCCATCTACGATTTCGCCCCATAATGAAGTTTTGCCGTTTATTATTTGTATAATATGGACTGTAAACAGTCCTCCTCTAAAAAAATCTACGATAGCAAAAGCGTGTGCCCAGTTAATCCTTCTATGGTCAAGCCAGTCATTAGCTTCTGCTGCCATATCCTTCAAACATCCGATACTCCACGCAGACTTTGGTCCATCCATATGAGTAGCAGACATTTGTTGTAAATCGTGCCAATGTCCATACATAACATTGCAACCAAGTTTACGTAAATGGTTACTTGTATGGTATTGACCACCATATTGATGTCCGTGATATAGGTATAATTTACCTAATTTTAAGTGTTTTCCAAAGGGAATATATTTATAACCTCTACCTTTTAAGTCTACTGCATTTTTAAACTTAAAGTGAGGTATGTAAGGATACTTTTCAACAGCCATA